TAGACGGCGGGGTGCTGTACAAGTTTATTTTAAAATCATCGACTTTTGTGCAGATCGGGTCGTATGACGATATTCCCGCAATTAACGACACAACAACCGTTAATAACTTAATTACAGTAGCGGGCACTAACACGTTAACCGGTTTGGCTACACCTACATTAACAGGCTATGCCACCGGCGCGCAGTACAGCTTTGTTGCACAGAACACCAACACGTCTACCGTAACACTCGACATTGATACGTTAGGCGTCAAAGCCATTACTAAGTTTGGCACTACCGCTTTAGCAGCGGGCGACATCATCGCCGGTGCGGTGATGTTGATCGAATACGACGGCACACGATTCCAATTGCTAAACGCCGGTAAAACCACGTTTAACTACATTTTGGAAACGTCTACCGTTGCGGCAACTGCCACAACTGGCAGCTTAAATTACGACGTTGCCGTGCAGTCGATTATGTACAACACCACGTCTGCTACAGGCAACTGGACGTTGAACTTTCGAGGCAGCAGCAGCCAATCATTGAACACCATCATGGCTGCTGGTCAAACCGTATCGGTCACTTTTATGGCTGCTCAAGGTGCTACGGCGTACTACAACACGGCAGTTACCGTTGACGGCAACTCGGTTACCCCCAAATGGCAAGGCATTGCGCCGACCTTTGGGAATGCTAGTTCGGTGGACGTTTACACCTACGCAATTACCAAGACGGCAAGCGCCACGTTTAATATCTTTGCCTCACAAACCAAGTTTGTCTAGGACTGACGATGCCACGTTTTTCTAGGATTGGAGCAGCCGCAAGCGGGTCTTTTGGGTTCGGAACAAGTTCGGGCTACCTTGCAAGCTATCTAGTTGTAGCGGGCGGCGCGGGCGGCGGCGGTAACGCCATTGGTGGAGGCCCGATTAACGGTGGTGGGGGCGGAGGTGCTGGTGGTTACCTTACCAGTACGTTTACGTTTAACATCGGCCAAACTTATACCGTTACTATTGGCGGGGGCGGCGCAGGCGGCACAACTAACGGTGTCAACGGAACTAACTCTTCACTCTCTAGCGTGGCCACCTCAACAGGTGGCGGTGGTGGAGGTAGTTACAGCATTGCCAATGGATTGTCCGGCGGTTCGGGTGGTGGTGGCGGATTGGGCACAAACGCAGGGGCGGGCACATCTGGCCAAGGTTTTGCCGGTGGTAATGGCTCTGCTTACGGCGGGGGTGGAGGTGGTGGTGCATCGCAAGTTGGTGTGGCTAACAACCAAGCCTTTGGTCAATACCCAAATGGTGGTAACGGACTAGCCTCTACGATCTCCGGTTCTAGCGTCTACCGAGGCGGTGGTGGCGGGGGCGCATCCGGTGCTACTGGCGGGTCAGGTGGGGGCGGCGCTACTGCTACTACGGGCACCGTTAACACGGGCGGGGGTGGTGGTGGAGTGCCAGGCGACGTAGGTGCCACAGGCGCGGCGGGCGGTTCGGGCGTGGTGATTATCTCCTACCCTGGTTCGCAACGCGCAACGGGTGGCACGGTCACGTCGAGCGGTGGCAGCACTATCCATACCTTCAACAGTTCGGGGAGTTTTATAGCGTGAGGGTGACCTTTGATCCCGCGTTGTTTCAAAATACAGCCGCCAAAATTAAATTTAGGCAAGATATTATGACTGTGCAAGAAGGGATGCAAAAGTTAATTGCCGAGGGTGCAATACCCTCAACGCTAGAAGACTGTACGCTTAAGCACTACTTTACGCCTAAAGACGAAAAGTACGGATGTTGTACCTATGCCCGCGAGATGCTAATCCCAAAAGGAACGCTGATCATTGGTAAAATTCACCGCCACCAGCATTTGAATTTTATCTCTAAGGGCAAAGTTACTGTCTTTACCGAGTTTGGGCAAAAGCACTTAGTAGCACCTTGCACTTTTATCTCTGAAGTCGGGCTTAAGCGCGCCGTGTACGCTGAGGAAGATACGCTTTGGACAACAGTTCACTTAACTGAACACGTTGGCGAAGAAAATCTTGACAAAATGGAAGCGGAAGTAATAGCACCTAGTTACAATGACTTAGGCTTAATTGCTTCATTTGAGGTAAAGGAAATATTATGACTTGGGGACTAGTAGCCGTTGCGGGAGCCACCGTAGTTGGGGGCGTACTAAGCGCCAATGCCGCAAGTAAAGCAGCAGGCGCGCAAGTAAACGCGTCGCAAGACGCTAACGCAACACAATTGCTAATTTCGCAACAGCAACTTGCTGCGCAAAAAGAAGCGCTAGATAAGCAAATTTTGGCAGCGGGTTCGACCGTTGATAAGCAACTGCTTGTCCAACGCGACACGCTTAACCAGCAGTTAGCTTTTCAGCAAAAGATGTACGACCAAACGCGCGAAGATTTTGCGCCGTACCGCGAGTCAGGCACCGCTAATCTTAACCAACTCAATACGTTGCTAGGCATCGGTGGTAACACGGGCGCTGCCGACTACGGTCGTTTTAAGACGGCAGACTTTACGCCAACTGATTTTGCCGCAGGCATTGACCCTGGTTATGGCTTTCGCGTTAGGGAAGGTTTAAAAGCCGTGGATCGTCAAGCGGCTGCTCGAGGTGGGTTAATTTCCGGTAATGCTCTCAAAGCCTCACAAGCGTACGGTCAAGAAGCGGCGTCGCAAGAATACACCAACGCGTTCAATCGGTTTCAGACTATCCGTGGCAACACCCTTCAGCCTTTCCAAATGGGCGCTGCTGCCGGTCAAAGTGCTGCGGCCATGCAAGGGCAAGCTAACGCCAACTTTGGCAGCGCGGGCGGTCAAGCTATAGCCAATGCTGGGCAAGGCGCGTCTAGCGCGTATGGTACGTTAGGCACAGGCACTTACAACGCATTTGGCAATTATGGTACTGGCGTGTCAAATACACTAGGCGCGTACGGCACTAACGTCAGCAACAACCTTATCGGCGCGGGTAACGCTACGGCGTCGGGTTACGTTGGCGGCGCAAATGCTGTTAATTCAACTATTAGCGGATTGGCTAATGCGTATTATCAAAATAAAATGATTAATACGTTTGCTGATAGAAATAAGCCGTATTACAGCGATGCTGAACGCTTAGCTTAATAAATAGGAAATAAATCATGCCAGTTGATGCCAATATTGCTTTGGGCATACGCCCTGTAGAGCCAGTTAATATGCTTGGCCAAATGGGTCAAATGATGCAGTTGCGCCAAGCGCAGCAAGGTTATGAAAGCGAAAATGCTTTGCGTGACTTTTATGCACAAGGTGGGGATTTAAGCAAAGCGGAAGATCGTAGACGATTGATGTCGCAAGCGCCAATCCAAGGACGGCAATTAATAAGCCAACAAAGTGAAATTGATGCGCGCGACATTAAAACGCAAGCCGATTCGCTTAAAACAATTAAAGATAATATATCTTTAGCCAATACCCCCCAAGCAATGGCTGAGTATCTTCGCGGTGCGTACAGTATGCCTGGCGGCGCGTTATTGGCAAAACTAATTCCGCTTGATATGGCAATTGCAAAAATACCAACTGACCCAAAAGGTTTTGCTGATTATCAACGCAATTTTGGTTTGACTAGCGAAAAACTACTTGAGTCGGCAGACGCGCAATTAAGTTCTAGAACTAGCCTTGCGACTAACGCTGCGACTAACGCTCAGTCAAATATAAACAGCCAACGTACCGATACTCGCGAACGCTCTCAGCTTCAATATCTTCAGGGCGAAAACGGTTTTTATGGCGTTACTAGATTTGACCCTAACTCTGCTAGCCCAGTAGGTATGGCACCACCCCCGCCAGTAGCTCAACCTTCGGTTACTAATGCCTTGGCTAACCCTGCTACGGCAAGTACCATTGTTACGCCTTCGGTAAATGGATTATTGCCCACCGCGCAATCGCAACCTGGCGCTCCAACAATTGCTAATGCCGCCGTGTTAAATTCAACTTTGCGCCCCCCACCACGGGCGGGGTATGAGTATGACACTCAAGGCAAACAAGTTCCTTTGTTTGACCCCAAAAAGGTTGCCCGCGAAACTACAAACGTGGCTGGCGACGTTACACAATACAACGAACGCGGTGGAATTATTGGTGTTGTACCTAAAGCTGGTAAACCAAGCGCAGCGTACGAAAAAGATTTAGTGACAGAAGCTAAAAAAGTTGAAGGTCAAAAAACTGTTCAAACTTTAGTAGCTTCGCTTGCTGATCAATACAAAGGGCTATTGCAAGAGGGCGGCATTACAAGTACCGCACAAGGCGCTATGAGCAACATCGGCGCGCGTTCAGGTTCGTCGGCTGTGGGTCAGTTTGCTGCGGGTTTTGTTGGCACTAAAGCGCAAGAACTGCGCGATAGCATTGCACAGACACGACCCTTGATTATCAACGCAATTAAAGATTCTACGGGTATGTCTGCCCAGCAATTAAACTCTAACGTCGAATTGCAAAACTTTTTAAAAGCTGCAACAGACCCAACCTTGTCCATTGAAGCCAACCTTAAAGCGCTTAACAATTTAAGCAAACTGTATGGGTTAGGCAAAGAGTTGACAATGGATGATATGAGAGGCACCACCACCGCGCCTAGCACCGCATTGCCCAAAGGTTATAAAGAAGATTAAGGATTAATATGGCACTCCGAACTGCAACTAATCCTGAAACCGGTGACCGCGTAATCTTAATTGGCGACGCATGGCAACCTATTGAAAAATCTGCAACTAACGAAGCAGGTGCAAAAGCGTATCTATCGGGCGGTAAATGGCACACCGAAGACACGGTTTTTGAAGGTATGCCTAAAACGCGTACTGCTAGAGAAGATACGGACGAAGCAATTAAAAACGCCACAACCGCGCGCGAAGCGTTTGACATTTCGCAAAAAAATCTTCGCGGGAATCTTGACGCAGCGGGCAAAGCTGCACTTTCTCGCACCATTGGTATTGGAGGTAACGTAGTTGGTTTAGTGGGTAAAGGCGTTGAAGCGCTTGGCGGTACACAAGTTGGTCAAGAAATACAAAATGCGGGCAAACGTGTGCAAGCCGGAGCCGAAGATTATCTTGTTGGCGCAAACCGTCAGCGGTACCCTGTTGCAACAAACATGGGCGGTTTGGCTACCGACGTAGCCGTAACGCTGCCTGTAGGCGGCGCAATAGGCGCGGTTCTTAAATCAGCCGCACCGTATGTCCCCTCAGTTGCAAAGTTTATTACGCCAATTGCTGAGTCTATATCTACGGGCGGTTTTAGAACTGGTCTTGGGCCAACAGGCGCGGTTAAACCTATTACTGGATTGCCTGGGTACACCGCGCGCGATGTAGCTGCCGAAGGCGCTGCGCGTGTTATTGGAGGGGGAACACTCGGAGGTTTAAGCACCGCCATTACTCACCCTGAAGATACAGGCACGGGTGTTGTTGTTGGCGCAGCATTACCCGCTGTTGCAGCCCCATTTGTTAAGGCGGGGATAACTGGTGTCGGGCGCGTACTTGATTTACTTTCCGGTCGTGCGGGCGATATTAAAGCCGCGCGAATTGCCAAGACCGCATTGGGTGATCAACTGATCCCCGCAACGCTTGCGCTTCAACAGGCTCGACCAGGCATCACCGCTGTTCAAGCGTTGCAAGAAGCCGGTATCGACGCGGCACCGTTTATGTCGCTTGGCGTACTTGCCGAGCAAAGCAGTATTGGAGAAGCGTACCGTCGGTTAGCTGCCGCACAAACGCAAGAACAAAAAAATATGTTAATTGCTATGGCTGGCGGTCGCACTCAAACTGAAGTTCAAAATTCTTTAATCGCAAATAAAGGTGCATTAAACGATTTAACAACACCAATGCGTGAAGCTGAATTGCAAGCTGCTAATCAAGCCGGTCAAACTAGACAACGCCTTGAACCGTACATTGCCCAAAAACAAGCATCTATGGTTGATGCGTTGCAAGGTCAAGGTCAAGCGGCGACTAACGTCGCGCAACAAACAAACCTATCGCGCGGCGGCGTATTGCCCGCAACTATGGGTACGTCTAGCAACCCTAATGCTTTTGCATCGCCCATAGGCGGTACAGGCGTTCCGCAGCCAATGGCTGTAGCTACGCAAGCCGGTCTACCCCGAATTTCACCTAGCGTTACATTAAACGCCGAACGTGCTGCGGAGTCAGGTGTTGTGGCGGACACAATGGGTGTCATTAAAGCGCAACGCCAAGCCGAACTTAAATTTGCTCAAGATGAACTTGGTAGCCTTCAAGCGTACGGGCTCAAACCGCTTGACGTTAATCCAATTCTTAGTTCAATTGACGGCAAGTTAGCCAACCCTAATCTATACGGGCAGACGCAATTGCTTAACGTGCTGCAAGGGCTGCGCGATGATTTTGCGGGTGCTGTGGCGGCTAACGGCGGCGTAGCAGACGCGCGCGCGTTGTACAGTATTCGCAAAGCAGGTATCAATCAAAAGATTGACGATATGTACGGCTCACTTGATCCGTCAGCTAAACAAAAATTAAGCGCTGATGTGTTGGCGTCAGTCAAAGCACCAATCGACAAAGCAATTACGGATGCTGGCGGCACGGGTTGGAATCGTTATTTGCAAACTTTTGAAACAGGTATGCAAGAAATTAGCCAACAAAAATTAGCCGCAATAGCGTTGGATAAATTTAAAAACGATAGCGCGGGGTTTATTAAACTTGCGCGCGGTGAAGATAAAGAAGCCGTAGAAAAAGTATTTGGATATGGTAGTTTTGATATTTTTAAAGAAATGGGGCGCAAGTCCGGCCAGCTAGAAACTATTGCTAGCCAACTTGAGCGCGATGTTGCTGTCAAAACAGCAGCCGATAGCGCCACGCAAGGATTGGCGCGCATCATGGGTATGGCTGAGTCTAAGGTTACAGGTGTACCGGCTTTCTTTAGTAAAACTGCCACAGCAGTTAACATGGCAGCTAAAATACTGCGGGGGCAAGTTAATGAAAAAACCTTTGCTGCGTTTGAAAAAGGTATGATTTCAGGCAAGACCGCAGCCGAAATGTTGGGCGAATTGCCAATGAGCGAGCGCAACAAAGTGTTTAGACTTTTAAAGAACAGCAGCGAATGGAACCCTGGCGTAGCTACTGTAGCTACTCAATTATCCGCTCGACGCACCAACCAGCTTGCACCTGAAAACCGCAACAACATGAGGCCGTAACATGGATTGGCAAAACGTCATCAACGTAGGCATAGGATCACTATTCGCAGTCGGGGGATGGTTTTGCCGCCAGCTATGGGATTCGGTCAAAGAACTCAAGACCGACATCTCTGACTTGAAACTGCACGTTAGCGACGCGTACGTTAAGAAGTCAGAAATGGATACGCTCAAAGGCGAGATGGACAAGCGCTTTGACCGCGTTGAGATGCTGCTCGACCGAATATTTGACAAACTTGAATCAAAGGTAGACAAGTAATGGATCCACTAACCATCCTCGCAGCGCTCGGCCCACTCGCCGTCGATCTTGGCAAGTCCTTAATCGGGCGTTTCATTCAGTCTGACGTATACAAGCCGACCAACATCGGTGAGTATACGCAGATGCGTAACACCGACCTTGAGATGTTTAAGGCGATGAATAGCGTGGGTGGTACTAACACAACCTACCCGTGGGTTGAGGCCGTGGTGAGGCTCATGCGACCTTCCGTAGGCGCTATTGTGTTGGGCACTTGGTCGTTTATGATGATCACAGGGCAAGACAGCGCAGCGGTCAACAACTTTGCAAGCGCCGTGGGTTTCTACCTGTTCGGTGACCGCACCCTGTTCTACGCGCAAAAGAAATGAAAAGTAATTTTGCAAAGTCTTTTAGCCTGATGCTGCAAAGCGAAGGCGGCTTTTCAGATAACCCTGCCGATAACGGCAACCACTTACCCGATGGTAGAGCCGGTTGCACCAATCTAGGTGTCACCCAAACCGCGTGGGAAGAGTACGTCGGGCACAAGGTCAGCACTCAAGATATGCGCGACCTGACCCCCGCAACCGTAATGAATTTTTATAAACAACGCTACTGGGACACGGTTAAGGGCGACGCCCTACCAAACGCGTTGGACTACCTCGCTTTCGATATGTCGGTCAACTCGGGCTCGGGGCGTTCTATCAGATTGATTCAACGCGCGGTGGGCGCAACCGAAGACGGTCACCTTGGCCCACTTACCATGCAAGCCATTAGCGTTTGGTCAATACGCCAACTCATTGATAAATTCAGCAACACCAAAGCAGATTTTTACAAGTCCTTGAATAACCCAACCTTTCAAAAAGGCTGGCTAAACAGGGTTGAGCATACTAAAGCCAACGCATTGGAGATGTTATCGTGAAATTTTTAATACTATTTTTGCTTACGTTTAGCGTTCAAGCCCAAACCATCGCAGTCTGCAAGGGCGAGTATGCCCTCTGCGCGGCGTCCCCCACCACGCTCACCGGCAAGACCATTAGCGTATCGGGCAAAACTTTTAAAGAGGGCGTGGCAGTTTGCCCCGTGCTAACAGGCATGGCCGTGGCCAACATGACGCTTATGCAAGGCAGTTGTGACGCGCCCAAGGGTAAGGTATGGTCGCTCTTTGGAGTGCCGCCCTTGACCGCTTATCCCCAGGCACCCGATTGGTCGGTACAACCCGCTGTGTTTCGTTCGTTTACCGTGGGTGATACACCGACCTCGGGCATGAGCAATATGTGGTCGTTTCTATGCACCAAGCAAACCAAGCAAGTCAACGGCGTAACCTTGGCTAGTTGCTACGGGCCGGTGATGGAGTCGCCGTGGACAGGCAACCATGTCGTAAGTGGCGAAACAGCGTTCACCCAAGCACCAGCCGGTTCAACCTATCCTGTTGGCGGTAACGTACCTTAGTACGCGCCGCCACAAGGGGATGTACGGCGGGCGGTAGTAACCTGAAAAGATCACACGCGGGACGCGCCCCGTCCAGTTGGCGTCCCCTCGGTTGGTGTTATTAGGCCAGTTTCTTGACGCAGTATTCACAATACCCCTCCTTGAGTTCACTACAAACTTGACCGCACCCGTCGCAGACCCACTCGGGTGGGTAGACGTGGGGCTTTTCGCGGGTGGTGTGAAACCACAACAAGGCACCCACCATCAGCGCCATAGAGGCGTAGAACCACATCATAAATTCTTCAAACATTTTTTCTCCAATAAGATTTGAATGTCTACGCGCAACATCAAGTGCTGGTGGCGCAGCCGTGCAATGTCGTCGTCAATCTGTGCAAGGTTCTCGATGATCTGTTTGTAGACTTGGCTCTCGGTCATGTGTTCTTCTCCTTTAAAAGTTGTTCTACGTCTTTAATATCAATATAGCCGTTCCGCCATCGCTGCATAATCTTTTTAATCTCTTCATCCGTCAGCCCGACCCATTCTTTGCGTGGTGGTGCGGTGTAAAGTGGCACATACCCATCACAATCTTTCCCGTCAAGAATCCAATCATGTGTTCCGTCAGGCAATGTCAACATCCAAGCAACAGGTTCTTGCTTAGGCTGTGCGAGTGCGTCACGACAGTCAATAAGCAAGTCACGCACAGCTTCATGATTTGCCATTTCAGGATTAAATAAACCTCCGCCTCTTAGATAGTCGGTTATGCGTTGTGACAACTCACGGTCAGTCATGCTTCACCTCTGCCTTGGAGATTGCTGCTTGTGCTAACGTCTTGATGTCATACTCTCGTGATGTCTGAACTCGATGCTGCATATCCTCATCGCAAAAAGCATCAATACCTTTCAACGCCTCAAGCAAATCAGCATTAACCTCATGCAAGCGGCGTAGTTCAGTTGCTACTGTTACCTTGTCGTGATGATATGGCGAGGTTTCTAGCCATTCAGCCAATCTCAATGCTTCGGGTTGCTTAGTCATGCTTGCTCTCCTGTTGACTTTGGCAATTTTTTAATGGTGTAATCCGTTATTTGCAACGGTCTAGTTAATTTTTGATGTGTGATTAAAGTATCTAACGCTTCTCGCAATAGTTCACGGTCGGTCATGGCCGCAACCCCTCTTTCAACAGTTCAATCCGCTCACGCGCCACACGCAAGCTGTTCGCCCGCTGGTGCAAGCGCAACAGCATCTTCACACGACGCTCATGGGTGCGTTCGTACGCAAGCATGGCCATAATTTCATCTTCTGTAAATGTGGCCATGTATTCGTTAAGCCTTCGCCAGGTGATCTGCAAGACGTTTCTCCAATTTCTTAACAGTTACAAAAACACGGTTGTAAGCGCGTGTCGCTTCGTTCATTAAGCGTTGTCGATGGCGCAGCACGTCCTTGGCCGCCGCCAGTTGCGCGCGTAGTAGGTCAAGTTTCATTTCTGCACCCTCGCTCTGATGTTCTCGGCAGCAACCTCAAGCACCGCGCGGCGGATGTCATCGACCCTACTGGCCATCTCTTCGACCAACCGCGCGCAAGCCTCGCGCTCCATCAAAATGGCATTTTCCACGGCCGCAACCATTGCGACCTTGACTTGCTTTTTACAATCTTCAAAACCTTTTTCATAAGGGGTCATTTCAACGCCTCCAAAGCGATATCCGACACAGCGCGCTTGTCGTGCAACGCCGCCCAAATCTTCTCATCAACGGTATCGTTGGTGAGTAACACATACACCCACACGTCGTGCTGCTGCCCCGACCTATGGATACGCCCTACGGTTTGCTCATAGAGTTCAAGGCTCCAAGGCAATGACAGAAAGACCATCCGGCAACCGCCGTGTTGCAAGTTAAGCCCGTGCCCTGCTGACTTGGGGTGGACAAGTAACAACTCCACTTTTCCCGCATTCCAGCGGTCAATAGCGTCTTTGTCATCAAGGGTAACGGCGTAGGGGTACTGGCGCTTGAGTTCATCAAGTTCCTCTCGGTAGGTGTAGGCGATGATGGTGTTGGCACGTTGGTTCTCCTCTAGTAAATCATCAAGCAAATCAAACTTGTGACGGCTTAACCAAATGGCAGTTTGCGTGGTATCAAACATACCTGGTCGTTCGCTTGCCATATTGTTCGTATGATAGATAAAGCCTGATGCCATCTGTTGCAATTTGCCGGTCACAACCCCTGCGTTAACGGCTGCAATTTGCGCGTTGCCAAAGCGCAACACAAATTCTTTTTTCATTTCTTTGTACCGTTCCATGTCCATGTCACAGCGCATCTCGACCGTGTGACAAGGCGGCAGCTTATCGGCGTATTCACCAGGCTCAAGCAGGTAGGTCGCCGGTTTGATACGTTCCATCACCGACTGCAACGCCTTGGGGCGTGGTGCCCACTCGCCGTACTCAGCGTTCATCAGCACAAAATAAGTCTGTAAGAAGGCACCCTTGCTGCGCCCAAGCAACGATTGGTCAACAATCTTGCATTGCCCGAACACGTCTTCTAGGCCGTTAGAGGTAAACGATCCGGTCAGGCCCCAACGCACACGCATAGGCTCAATGACTTTAAGTAACGCCTTGAACCGCGCGCCCGAAGGGTTTTTGAGCCGTGTCAGTTCATCAAACACAATCCCGTCAAAGTCCAACTCTTGCTCGGCCAACCATTGCAAATTGTCGTAGTTGGTCACGACAACCCACGCATTAGATTTGAGCGCAGCTAGGCGTTGTACGGGAGTGCCAACGCATACCGCTATAGGCATTGGCAATTCAGGTGCCCACTTGACGGCCTCGGCCGGCCATACGCTTGTCGCCACACGTTTAGGGGCTACAACTAAAAATCGACGCGCTGCGCCGTCAGTTAGCAAAGCCGTCATGGCGGTCAATGTAATCGCGGTCTTGCCCGCGCCCACGGGGGCTAACACCATTGCCCTGGAGCGGGCATACAAGAAATCAGCCGCGTCTTGTTGATAGGGTCGTAATGTAAGCATCTACTTGTTCCTTAGTCCATAGTGTTGTGTAGTTTTGGTTTAATTTCGCCATGTCGGCAGCAAAAATTTTTTGTAATTCTGACAATCGACCCCCTTTGGTTTTAAGTTCTACAAACCATGTCACCCCATTGGGAAAACACGCTATACGGTCTGCTACGCCACGGTGGCTTGGTGACGTAAACTTGTACGTCTTGCCGCCCGCGCGTTCAACCGCCCATTTAAAATAATTTTCGATTTCTGATTCTTTCATGTAAAAAAGTATAGCACAAGCAAAAAATCGTGTACAATTAAATCTCACTCAACTAAATTGGACTACACGAAATGAAAACTAAAACGATTGCATGGCTAAGTAGCACTAGTAATTTGTCACCCGAACAAATCTTAAATGACTCGGGTGATGAACTTGCTTCACAAGTAATGTTGACTAAATTAGATATGGCTAAACATGGCTATACCCGAATTGGTACGGCTACGATTGAGTTTGATTTGATTAGTAATAAAGAAATGATTGAGAACAAAGTGGTGGCGTTGCAAGCTGAAATGCAAATCATTAAAGCCGACGCGCAAGTTAAAGTGCAAAAACTTGAAGATCAATTACAAAGCCTGTTGGCTATTGAGGTGGCAAAATGAAACACACACCAGGGCCTTGGAGTTTTCACGAAGCTAGTCGCCCAGATGAATTTGTGATTAGAGATTACGGTTCGTCAGGCGGTTACGCGCCAATTGCAATTGTAAAAGGCGACAAAAGATCAACTCTTGCGCAGTCCGCCGCAAACGCCCGTTTAATTTCCGCTGCGCCGTTTTTACTTGAGGCGTTAGCGGAAATGCTTGTCCATTGTCAAGACGAAGAACGTAACGATGACATAGCCCGCGCGGTTTATAAATCGCGCGCAGCCATTTTAAAAGCTACAGGGGAAATCAAATGAATCACTCAACTATCGTCGGCGGCTCGACCGCCAAACGCGTTATCGCTTGCCCCGCATCAATTGAACTGGTCGCTAAAATGCCACCAAAGCCGTCTAGCAAATACGCTGACGAAGGCACATTGCTACACGACGCTATTAGCCAAATCCTTGACTGCAAGGCTACGCCTGAGTCTGTGATCGGCATGACTTACGAAGGCATCACACTCACACAGGAACTTTACGATGACAAGATTGCTGTGGCGCTTGCGGCGTTGGATGAAATTGATCCCGACAAGCAAATGGAATTTGCTGTGGAAAGCAGCGTCAACTTTGGTGATCTTTTGCCTGGCGTGTTTGGAAGTGCTGACCTACTTGGCCGGATCGGTAAGAAGGCAATTGTGTTGGATTGGAAGTTTGGTAATGGCGTGGCTGTTGAGGCGACTGAGAATGAGCAAGGTATGTTCTACGCTGCTGCTGCAATGCACACGCCTGAAACGCAATGGGTGTTTGAGGATGTTGAGGAAATTGAAATCATCATTGTCCAGCCGCCGATGGTAAAGCGTTGGACGACAACGCCGAGTCGTATTGCTATATTTCAGATGGATTTGGTCGCGGCGGTCAAAGGCCCACGCACTAGACTAGAGTCCGGTGAGCATTGCCGTTGGTGTGCAGCTAAACCTACTTGCCCGAAAGTCACCGGTGCTGTTGATCGTGCGCTGAAAACCGCGCTTGTGCGCGTTGATGCTGATAAGGTGAGCGAGTACCTGACCCAAGCGGATGAACTTGAATCGTGGATCGACGCCGTGCGTGTACTGGCGTACGATATGCTAGAGCACAATGTCAAAGTGCCAGGCTTTAAGTTGGTCGCCAAAAGGGGCACACGCCAATGGGTGAATGACCAAGTAGCAAAAGATTTATTAGGTGACAAAGCGTATGAGAGTAAGCTAATCTCTGTCGCTCAAGCCGAGAAGTTGATCGGCAAAAAGAACTTTCCGTCTGACGTGGCTGTAAGCGTTAGTTCGGGCAGTACGTTGGCGGCCGACTCTGATCCAAGGCCAGCGGTGATCGACCTAGGTAAGCAACTCGCTAACCTAAAACTAATCTAAAAGGTACTCTAAATGTTTAACTTAGCTAATCTCCCGCAAGTGAAATCTCTCTCTACAGCCCTGCGTACCATTCAAGCAGACGTGGGCCCCACCGGCACAGTCATCATCAAGATGGACAAAACTGGGCATTGGGTGTTTGGCGCTGATCAAGACGAAGTCGAAGCTGACTCAACATGGGCGGTCAATCCGTTCTCATTTGTCCACGGCTACATTGCGTGGGGCGATGGTGACGTTCTTGGCGAAAAGATGGTGTCGGTGTCTGAGCCATTACCCGAGATGGATGACGCACCACCAATGGCCAAGCGCGGTTGGGAAGTGCAAGTCGGTATGTCACTCAAGTGTCTGACCGGCGAAGACAAAGGTTTGGAAGCGCGTTACACCACCACATCAGCCGGTGGTAAGCGTGGCGTACAGACCCTAGCTGTTGCGATTGCTGAGATGGTTGATAAAGACCCATCAAAGCCAGTTCCGGTTGTGTTGCTCAAAAAGGAACACTATCAGCACAAGAGTTACGGTCGTATCTACACGCCCTTGTTTGACATTCAGTCGTGGGTGTCAATGGATGGTGAAGAGCCTGTTGCTGAAATAGAAGAAGTTGAGGCAGCACCTACACGTCGTCGTAGGAGCGCAACATGATTGACTTGAACCTGACAGTCGCAGAAGTCAATTCGATCATGGCAATGTTAGGTCGTCAACCTTACGAACAGGTCGAAGGCCTGATTGCTAAGATTCGCGCGCAAGCGTTGCCGCAGTTGCCAAAAGAGTAAGGTTCAGGGGGCGGTTAACCGAGCGTTTGAGGATGTCGTAAGTGTATATTTTTCTCGGTTTCCTATACACATTCAGTAACGACCAAATCAACGCCCCCACCTACACCTTATGATCCTATACCTAGATTTTGAAACCCGCAGCCATTGCGACCTAAAGAAGCATGGCGTCTACAACTACGCGCAAGACTCGACGACTGACGTCTTGTGTATGTCGTATGCGTTTAATGATGAAGACGTACAAACATGGCTACCCACGCAGCCCTTCCCCGAGCGTGTGCGTAACCATAAGGGTTTGATCTACGCTCATAATTCGGCGTTTGAAAGACTGATTTTTTGGTATGTCCTGCAAATAAATTTTAAACTTGAGCAGTTTTACTGCACCGCAACACAAGCACGCGCCAACTGCGCGCCTGGTTCCCTTGAAGACGTGGGGCGCTTTGCCGGTGCCAGTATGAAGAAAGATTACCGTGGCGCGCAGCTTATCCGTGCGCTATGTGTGCCGCCGTTTAAAGATGACCCCGCGCTAATGACCGAGATGGTGCAATACTGTGAGCAAGATGTCCGCGCCATGCGCGCCGTCAGTCAAAGCCTACGCCCCCTATCAGACGAAGAGTTAGAGGATTATCATGTCAACGAAAAAATCAACGACCGAGGTGTATTGGTGGACGTGCATCTTGCCCGCGCAGCTATTGGTTATGCGGCCACCGAACTCGCGGATATTCAGTCCATTGTCCGAGCCGTCACCAATGGCGCAATCACGTCAGTCCGCTCACCGAAAATGCGCGAGTGGGTCAAAGAAAGATTAAGTTCAGAACACCTTAAACTAATGGAGATTGAAGATGGAAAGTATTCGATTGACAAGCGCGTTCGCGCAAACCTACTCGCCACGGACGATCTACCGCCCGACGTTGCCGAGGTTATCCAATGTGCCGATGATCTCTGGGCGTCGTCGGTTGCAAAGTTCTCACGCCTACGCGACTTGGCAGATGTGGAGGACAATCGCGTCCGTGGAGCCTTTGTGTTCGCCGGAGGCTCGGCTACAGGTCGCGCGTCTTCTTACGGCGCGCAAGTCCACAACTTCACGCGCAAATGCGCCAAAGCGCCCGAGTCTGTTAGAGCAAGCATGGTTCAAGGACACCCCATCGTTCCCAAGTTTGGTGCGAGGGTCACAGACGTCTTAAAAGGGATGCTACGCCCCGCAATCATACCGGCTAAAGGTAAGTCCTTGGTGGTTGCCGATTGGGCGCAGATCGAAGCGCGTATGACCCCGTGGTTGTCAGGGCGCGGCGATGACGTGCTAGACGTGTTCCGCTCAGGGCGTGACATTTACGTTCGTGAGGCCGCTGCCATGTACAAGATACCCGAGTCAGAAGTCACCCCCGATCAGCGTCAGATCGGTAAGGTCGCAATCCTCGCCTGTGGTTTTGGCGGGGGTATCGGCGCGTTCTCTGCAATGGGCCGAGCGTACGGGCTAAGTATGAGTGAGTCTGACGCGCAGCGCACCGTTGACGCTTGGCGACGCGCGAACCAATGGGCTGTCAGGTACTGGCAAGAATTAGAAACCGGCTACATGATTGCCATGAGAAATAAGGGGCGCGAAATCGTGGCGGGTAGGGTTACCTATCTGTTCGATGGCGCGCACCTGTGGTACGCTTTACCTTCGGGTCGCATCCTCTGCTACCCCTACGCCAAAATAGAAGAAGATGGTATCAGCTACGCAAAAGCCGCATGGAAACCCGCCGCCGATGCGCGCGAGTGGCCACGCGCAAGACTATGGCGTGGCTTGGCTTGCGAGAACATCACCCAAGCGTGCGCCAACGACGTTTTGCGCTACGCCCTTCGCCAACTCGATAATGTCGTCTTACATGTTCACGATGAAATTTGTATCGAAACCGATCAACCTGAAGCCGTCACCGAGCGGCTAAGAGAGGTTATGTGTACGCCGCCCGCATGGGCGCAAGGTTTGCCCTTAGACGCCGAGATCAGCACAATGACTAGATACGGCAAGTAAAAAAAAGCCACCGGCTAGGGTGGCTCAAAACAACTAGGAGTATTACATGAACTTTGTCGAGTATATCTCTAAACAAGCACCCGAGGGTGAAACTTGCCTGTTGGTACGTCAAAAGCCTGTTGGTTCTGAACAACACGCCGACGGCACGATCAAGGCGACATGGCCAGCCTTTTACCCCAACGAATACAAGGAAGGCGGGGCGTGGTACTGCAACACCGCGTCGTTTATCGTCGAGCGGTTTAAAAGCAAACCAAGCGCCAGTATCCACAACTGCACCCACGTCGCGTTCTTGGTTCTTGATGATGTAGGCACAAAGTCCAAAGCGCCCCCGCTTGAACCAACGTGGAAGATCGAAACCTCACCGGATAACTTTCAATGGGGCTATACGTTCAGCTTAGACGATCAACCTAAACACGAAGAATTTAGCGCAGCGATTAAGGCGATCGCCGAGGCTGGGTTCACGGACAAAGGCGCGTGTAATGCGGTGCGTAACTTTCGCATACCTGGCAGCGTCAATTTAAAGCCTGAGCGCGATAAATTTAAATCTGTACTATCCGAGTTTCACCCCGAGCGTGAGTTTAGCTTGCCTCAAATCATGGGCGCGTTCGGTGTCACGTCGGGCCCCGTAGAGTCCGTGTACAAACCGATCAAGATAGACGACGACGGCACCGATACGATTTTTGCGTGGTTGGCCGAGAATAGCCTTGTCGTCACACGCCCCAATAGCGAGGGCTGGGCGGGCGTGGTTTGCCCCAACGCCCATGAGCATACAGACGGCAACCCCCAAGGCAGGTACAACCCTAGTATGAGGGCTTACTGTTGCCTTCACTCGCATTGTCTGCAACTCGACAGTCACATTTTTCTTGAATGGGTCGAGGGCCAAGGTGGGCCGAGCGCCGCCCCTGGTCTACGCGATGAACTGTTGGCCAAGACAATGGCCAAGACCTATTCAATTATCGCCCCCACCCTTGCCTTCCCTGATGATGTCAAAAAGCGCCAAACCGAGATTGAAAACCGCGAACTCGGGCGCGTACAAAAGCGCGAGTGGTTCGGGCGGTTCGCTTACATTCAGTCCGACGACAGTTATTTTGATATGCAAGACAGGCGTGAAATCTCGCGGGGCACCTTTAACGCGCTCTATCGGCACGTCATTTGCAAGTCGATTCGTACCGGCCGACATATTGAAGCGTCGGTTTGCTTTGACGAATTAAGACAAGAGAACGGCGCGCCCGCGCTGGTGGGCATAACGTACGCGGCCGGCGATACCGTACTGGTAAGCCGAGGCGGCGACGTGTACGGCAACCGTTGGCGCGATGCGCGCCCCGTGGGCGTGGCGGGCGATGTAAAGCCTTGGCTTGTGCATTGTAGGCACTTGGTGCCCGATGAGGTATCGCTTAATCACATTTTTGACGTCATGGCGTTTAAATTGCAACACCCGCAACGCAAAATCAACCACGCGGTATTACACAAGGGCCCCCAAGGTATCGGTAAGGACACGATGTATCACCCGTTTATATGGGCGGTTTGCGGGGATAACGCGGTCAACCGAGGGTTGCTAGACTCGGACACGATGAACAGCCAGTTTAACTACGCTCTTGAATCCGAGATACTGATATTGAACGAATTACGCGAGCCCGACGCCCGCGACCGTCGCGCCCTAGCGAACAAATTAAAGCCAATTATCGCAGCACCCCCCGAGTATCTGAGCATTAACCGTAAGGGCCTCAAACCCTACGATATGGTCAACCGATGCCTGGTACTGGCGTTCAGTAATGACGCGGTGCCCATTACCCTTGATAGTCAAGACCGCCGGTGGTTTGCCCTAAGTTCGAACGTGGCCCGAATGACGCCCGAGGATAGCCAGCGGCTTTGGGCGTGGTTTGCCCGGGGTGGCGTGGCCGCGTGTGCCGCATGGCTTTACGCGCGCGACGTGAGCGCGTTTAACCCGTCGGCTGCGCCCCCTGTTACCGAATTTAAACTTACCCTGATTGAGCAGGGTATGAGCGCCAATGAAAGTTACCTAGTCGATTTAATCAAGGCCCGCGTGGGCGTGTTCGCCGGTGGCGTGATAGCGTCGCCGTTTCACGTTGTATGCGATACCCTGTCGCTCAACGCCCCAGGCACCTACAAAGTCAGCCAGGGCGCGCTATTGCACGCGCTATTAGAATGCCAATGGTTTGACTGTGGGCGCTTGGCCACGCGTGACTTAACAACAAAAAAGCAAGTTTATTGCGCGCCGGACATGGTAGGGCACAAAAAAGCCGAATTACGCGTAATGGCCGAAAACGTGGTTGTGCGGGCCGGTACGCCCACGGCGGCAGTTAGCCACCTACGCCCAATAAAAAGCGCCCCGTAGGGCGCTGTAGTGGGGTTATAGGTCGAATACTAGGATTAGTAAGATAACCACGGCGGCCGCGACTAGCGAATACGTCATCATAACGGCATTAGCCCCGCGAATATGGGGTGCAAGCGCGGTATGTAAGCCCCAATATCGCACGGGAACACGCGTTTGATGTAACCACGCTCGCACATTGAGCGCAGGGTTACCGTGTCGCTGATTGAATAGACGGTATAAGCGCGGTTTTTAACGTGTACGACGTCGCCAACGTCGACGGGCTGGCCTGTTTTATATTTCATCATAATCAACCCCTTAAACTGTCGAAAAGTGAGCCGCTATCATCCGGCGGCAAATAGTCGCGCCGCGCGGCAAATATGCTTAGGCCGTGTTCCGCGCATAATTCAATACGTTCGCGTACGCGCAAGCTGGCCCAATATTCTTGAACTTCGTTGTACTCAAGTTCGCTGTGGTGTTCTTCGTCGAGTACAGGGTAATCCGACAACGCGCAAGCCATAGAATCGGCTGCAATTAACGCGGCCGTGTCGCTTTCATGTATCGCTATCCACTCAACCCAGCCCACAGCCCAATGACGCTCACTCACCACTAAAACCGTGTCAGATTCGCCGCCGAGCGCGGCTAGGCCTTGTTCAAAATTAGACCGTTCGAGCGCGTCAGAATCGCGGCTTTGGCCAAGAAAAACAAAATACTCGGGCCATTGTGCGCCGCCGTAATTATCGGGCCGCACCCAGCGCGCAATTGCTTTCAAATTTTCAATCATGTTGTCACCTCTAAACCCTTAATAAACGCGTGCATAAGGTTGTACAACTCGCGCTTGGGGACATGGCCTTGCACGATAGGGCACGACGCGCCGCCGCCTTCGTTGACGTGGCGATGCAAGCAAACGCCGCCGTACGCGTGCGAGATATGATAATTGCCCACGGCCGCGCGCCCGTCGGCCCAGGGCGCTTGCGGGCTATTGGTAATGGTGTTGAGATATTCGCAAAGTGAGTTGAGTTGTTTATCTGTTATGCGTTGCATTTTGTTTACCTTAAAGTGTAGGAAAGTTTAGCGAGCCCTCGCGGGCCCGAGTGGTGTTACATATAAGACCGATTGAAACCCGCGTACGGTGCCTCATTAGTGGCGCGCATGGGCATAATGACGACTAGGCATTCATTGGCGCCCGCGTGCATTACGGCGCTATCGTTGCCGCGTTGTATAAAATTGAACGTGTCTTTAGGCTTAACACCGAGATACAGCGATAGGGCCGCGCGTGCGCGTACTAGCAAATCAGGGTTATAGGTGCCTGGCGCTTGCTCGGTGCTTGAGGTAATGTCGGGGATAACGCGGGCGATATCAGGATAACGGCCGTCAAGCGGCACAAAGCGCGCGCCGCCTAACATATAGTTTTGGCCGTCGTACTCGAGTTCTGTAAACTCGGATTTTTTGTCCAAGCGCTTTACGGCGTCGGTGGGGATAATGATATTGAGTTCAGCGACATAGTCGCCGTCGTAAGGCAATTGACCGGCAAAAAGCATATGGCCGTCGGTGCCGTAAATCATGCCCACGCCTATCTTCTTAATTTGAATATTGATACCTTGCAAGTAATAACGTATGTCTTTTTTGGCTGCGCACTCAAGCGCAGCGAGTAGGGAAGTGGTTTTAAGTGTAATTTTCATGATTTGACCTTAAATAAAGTTAAAAAGGATTAAAGCGATAAACATAAGCGCCAGGGCGGCGGCGGCGTGAATTTTTTCAAGCATTGTGTACACCTCAGAGTTATGGCCCGCTTGCGCGGGCCGTGGGTTTAAACGGCTGCGGGAATGGCTTCGGCAGCCGGCGCGCATTCGCGACAAATACAGGGCACTACGTCGGTTTTCACGGCTGCGCGAATCTCGGCAACAGTATCAAAGCCGCGAACATGCACAATGTCGTCGCACCAACGCCAGCCATAAGGTAAGAAAACCATGTAACCATCTTCGCATTGGTCAACGTCGGTCTTAAAGTCTAATTTGAATTTTGGCATTTTGAGCCCTTGAGTAATGGCCCGCTTGCGCGGGCCGGTTGTGTTACGCGTAAAAATCAGGATGATTCAAAAGTGAGTAAGCCATCGCAAGCTTGAGAATTTCGTCTTGCTGACTAGTCTTGCGCGCTGAGCGATACAATGCGCTCAAGCCGCGTGCGGCCGCGCCGTGGTTGCCGTTGTTGTAGTGCTGAATGTCGATTTGCACGGCGCGCAATTGTGATTTATTGAGAGTCATTTTGTAGATCCTTAGTGGTTGTCAGAAATTACATTGTACATGAATTTCTAGCATTGTACAACTATTTATATCAGGACATACCCTTAGTTTGTAGGCAATTAAGGGTAATGGAAAGGTAACGCAAAAGGGCGCGAAGTGCTTTCAGAAAATGCTTTATAAATTACAGGCTTATATGCTTTGTAGGGTAATAAAAGTAATAGTAATTGTGTAATGAGATATTTTGATAATATACTGTATATATATACAGGTGTTTATATGTCGCATAATTGGCACCGCGCAAACGTAGCAAGCTTGCGACCTTTGTGGGCACTTTAAAAGTGCCCACATTGCCCTTCAAAGGAAACTTAGTATTGTATTTTAATGGCCGTTTGCCGGTGGCCGGCAACACTCGGCCGCCGGCCGTTAGCCTGGCACAACTCGGCCCGCATTGTGTCGGCCGCCGGCCGCCAGGCACTCGGCCGCTAGGCACTCGGCCGCCAGCCGGTAGCATTCGGCTCGCCGGCCGTCAGGCACTCGGCCGCCGGCCGCCAGCCAGAGCCCGCCGGCTTGTTGCAGCGCAGCATAGGGGTAGGGGGGGAGGGCCCTGCGAGGAGCCCTAGCTAGCGGAGGGTTAGCCACCAAAATTTTTTTATATAATAAATTGCCTACATGACCTACAATCGCAAAATGCTATCTCTACACTTCACACCTCGCGAAGTCCGCGCCACCGAGTCGCGTTTGTTGCGCGTCTACGAAGCCGCAAAGCTAGGCTTGTCTAATGACGCACTTGCGCTGCGCGCTGGCATGATGCCCGAGGAGTTTCGTAAACTCTGCCAGCTAGACCCTGTGGTTGAGTTAGCCGCCATGCAGGGTCGAGCCGAAGCGGAGGCGACTATGTCGCAAGTCGTGTATGACGCGGCCGTGGGTGGTGACGCTAAGATGGCGTTGGAGTTCTTAAAGCACAAACACGATTGGGTGGCCAAGCAGCAAGTGCAGGTGGACGTCACGCAACAGATCAGCATCATCACAGCGCTTGAGCAAGCCGACAATCGTGTACAACACGGTCTAACTATAGATATGGAACCCACGGATGCAAACGACACAGTACAGCGCCGCCGAAGAGATGCGCCTAATGTCAGCGCTTTGGTCACCCAAGATCAAGGATGACCCACTAGCGTTTGTCTTGTACGCATTTCCGTGGGGTCAAAAGGGTACGCCCTTGGCTGACTTCACCGGCCCACGCAAATGGCAGCGCGAGGTGCTGTCAGACCTAACCGCCCACATTAAGCAGAACGGCGGCAAGATTGACTTTGACACCTTTCGGATGGCAACGTCATCCGGGCGTGGTATTGGCAAGTCAGCGTTGGTCAGTTGGCTAACCTTATGGATGCTGTCCACACGGATTGGCTCAACGACCATCATCTCGGCAAACTCGGAGAGCCAATTACGGTCAGTCACCTGGGCGGAGATTACCAAGTGGTTGGCGATGTCACTCAACTCCCATTGGTTTGAAGTGTCAGCCACACGACTTATGCCCGCCAAGTGGATTACCGAACTGGTCGAGCGTGACCTAAAGAAAGGCACCCGCTATTGGTCGGTGGAAGGCCGTCTTTGGTCAAGCGAGAACCCTGATGCGTATGCAGGGGTTCACAACTACGACGGCGTGATGGTGATCTTTGATGAGGCAAGTGGTATTGATGACGCCATTTGGGCGGTGACTGCGGGCTTTTTTACCGAGAACACGCCTAACCGCTTTTGGTTGGCGTTCTCTAACCCGCGCCGCAACACCGGCTACTTCTACGAATGCCACAACTCTAAGCGTGACTTTTGGAACACTAAGATTGTGGATGCAAGAACGGTCGAGGGTACGGACAAAGCGGTGTATCAGCAGATCATTGACGAGTATGGTGCGGATTCTAGCCAAGCTGCGGTGGAAGTCTACGGTGACTTCCCCTCGGCGGGGGACGATCAGTTTATATCGTCATCAATCGTTGATGAGGCCATGCGCCGCGCAAGGCTTAAAGATCTATCCGCCCCCATTATTGTGGGCGTTGACCCAGCGCGGTTCGGTTCGGACTCGACGGTCATTGCGATCCGCCAAGGGCGTGACATTATTGGCATCAAACGCTTCAAGGGCGACGATACGATGACCGTTGTCGGTCACGTCATTGAGGCAATTGAAGAATATAAGCCCGCGTTGGTGGTGATTGACGAAGGTGGCGTGGGCGGTGGGGTGGTGGATAGATTGAAAGAGCAACGCTACAAAATTCGGGGCGTGAATTTTGGCAATAAGTCCAAAAATCCGCTTATGTATGGTAATTTAAGGGCTCAGATGTGGGGTGATATGCGTCAATGGCTCAAAACCGCATCGATTCCTAGTGACAGAGTACTTAAAACTGATTTAATATCACCTGTAATGAAGCCGGATTCAAAAGGAACTATCTTTTTGGAGTCTAAAAAGGACATGAGAGCGAGGGGGCTAGCATCGCCCGACGCAGCAGACGCTATATGCGTGACGTTTGCATTTCCTGTCGCGCACCGTGAGTATGTAGAACCTAAGAGTCGCAATTATTCGCCGAACGGCGTACAAACTTCTTGGATGGGGGCGTAAATGCCACTTAAACAATCCGCAAGCAAGCAAGCGTTTCGTG